TATTAGTTTTGTCAGGTTTTTCTTTACCCACCCTTTCCTTTTACGATTATTAGGGATTTTAGGCCTATTTCCGAAGGGGGTCCTGACAAAATGACAAAACTGCCAAAAGTGCGCCAGTACTGCGTTTGCGCCATTTTGACAAAACTGACAAAATGACAAAACTCACCCGTTTTTGCCAAAATTAATACCTAAATCCGACTAATTGCGATAAATAAGGGGGTCTTTTGTCAAAAGTTTATGACAAAACTATTTGTCTGTTTCAGGGGTAAAATCAGGGATAAATTCTAATTCTTTTACTAGACCAAAAGAATTTTCTAAGATCTCATCTATTTTAAGAATACCTTGTTCGATTGTTGTTGAATAATCGAAGACACGTGAGGTTCCGAATGTAAAAAAAAGTAAGGCGACAAATTCCGCATCTGCGCCGCGTTCGATAAATTCCGAGAATAAAGATTCGAGTCTACGTTCTGCTTCTGCGACTGTTGGTTTCTTCTTTTTGATATCCAAGACTTTCATACTTGGAGTTTAGCTGAGAATGGTTAAAAAGGAAAGTGAGGTGTTTTGCCGCAGACTACACCTCAGAGTCCGGAGTGTGGGGTAATGAAAGTTTAAGGAACCCCAAAACGGCGCGTCTCTTATTATTTTAACAGGCCAGACGACTTGCCTGCTCGCGATTATCTTCTGGACGCGTAGTTCTTAAAGAACCCGTCTGTCACCCAGTCAAACCAAAAATCTCTACAACTACATTCGTCGTAGCGTTTATCAATCTTTTGCATACGATAGTAGAACTCCCCTACATCTTCGCAATCTTGAATGATACCTTCGGCATCTGCCTCCATATCAATTAAAAAATCAGACATTTTTCCCACTTAGTGCACCTCCACTTTTCTTTGGATGCTGTTAACAGCTTCTTCAACTAAACCAACTAAACGTTGTCTGTCGTTGTTGATCTGCCAGGAATAGACATCCGGTTTACTGATCTCGATAAGTCCTGACTCAACGTATTGCTTAACCAACTCAAAGATGGCATCTCTTAATACGTCTCTAGTCTTATCGATTACTTCTCCTGTTTCTATATTCATACTACCTCCTAATGAATATTTATACTATTAGTATAGCAAAAGTAGTTTACAGCGCAAGTATTATTTGATACATTTAGTAATTATTTATAGGAGAACGTATGAGCGAAGTAAAAAATATTATTGAGGGTGTCCTTGCTCTTCAAAGTCCAACTGCTCCAGTCGGTGGCAGAGATATGAAAAAAGACCTGGACTCTATTAGAAAGGTTAGCGCCTTTGTTGAGTACATCTATACCCATCATCCAGCGTTGTTTGAGAAAGCCTACAAGGAGGCCAGTAAATGACAAACTATACTATGTTTAATGGTCAAGCTGTTGAATGGGAATGGCGCGATAAAGAAAAACAATACCATCAGACTTATATACCCAAAAAGTCAGAGTTAATTATTATTGGGCTTGAAGGCGAAGAAAAGCAAGCTTGTAAAGATGAGCTTTGGGAAAGATTACAGCCTGAGTTTCAAAGTATAAGAGATCATATTAATTTAAAAGCAAGACTAAGGAGAGCTAAAAATGGCTGAGTTTTTAATGGTAGCAGGAATAACATTTACGGCTGCAATTACATTTATGGCAGTAGCTTTATTTGTTATAGAAAAGTTTTTAGAAAAATGAATTATACAGAAGAAGAAAAACAAGCCTTAGAGGCAATCAAAATTGTCAGAGCCTATATAAAAAACAACTTAGTGTTTGTAGGTGAGGCAAAGTTAGACGATATCTTATTTAACTTGCAAGAAGAAATAATAGGCAAGGCAGAGTTTAGATGATTAGTTATCCCTGGGGTTGGTTTGACCCCGAACAATTACCAAGATAATGCCACTTAGAGATTATCAGCAAGAAGCTTTAGATGCGCTGGAAAATTATATCGCTGTAGAAAGCGGTAATCCTTTGGTTGTAATGCCAACTGGTTCCGGTAAGTCGCATGTTATTGCAGAGTTTGTCAAACATATGAACGAACAAAAGAAACAAAAGGCACTTGTTGTTAGTCATGTTAAAGAAATACTTTTCCAAAATTACCAAAAATTAAAAGACGCTTGGGAAGGCGATATCGGAATGTACGGTGCTAGTCTTGGCCGTAGAGATACAGACAACGATATTATCTACGCGCAACTACAATCGGTTTGGAATAAGGTGGGCTCCCTCCCTTCATTCAACACTCTTATAATTGATGAAGCTCACCTTGTTCCTAAAGACGGTGAGGGAATGTATCGTTCCCTTATCGTCGCCTTACGCGAACAAAATCCAGATCTAAGCGTTGTTGGTTTTACAGCCACACCTTATCGTTTAAATTCTGGAATGCTGACAGAGGGAGAAGGCGCTATCTTTGACGATATCGCAATAGATTTTAGTAGCGGAGAAAACTTATTGCGCCTAATAAATGATGGCTATTTATCTCCACTTGTAACCAAATGTATGACTACTCAATACGACGTAGAAAGCGTCGGTATTAGAGGGGGAGAGTTTATTCAGTCTGACCTCCAAGCCAAGATGAATGATGAAGGTAAGACTATAAAAGTTATTCAAGAAGTTTTAAGTAAAGGCGCGTTGCGTAAACAATGGTTAATCTTTTGCGCTGGCATTCATCATTCCGAGATGGTCTGCAGCATACTTCATCTCAACGGTGTCAGCGCAAAGGTTGTTACTGGAGATACTAAACCAAAAGAAAGAGACCAACTAATAGAAGATTTTAAAACCGGAAAACTAAAAGCGCTGGTAAATTGCGACGTATTAACAACTGGATTTGATGCACCTAATACAGATTTGATCGTTATGCTGCGCCCCACTCAAAGTCCTGGTCTATACGTTCAAATGATGGGGCGCGGCATGCGTACAGCAGAGGGTAAAGAAAATTGTTTAGTCCTGGATTTTGCTAAGAATATTGAACGTCATGGTCCAATCAATCAGATCAAGCCAAACAAAAAAGGACAGCGCAGAAAGACTGGCGTTATGCTGGTCAAGTCTTGTAAAGAATGTCAATCGTATGTACCGAAAGCGGCTAACACTTGTCCGGATTGTGGCTATCAGTTCCCTATGCGGAAACTGCAACTAGATTTAGTATCGTCTCAACTAGATATTATTTCTGATAAAAAGAAAGTAGAACGTTACGATCTAAAAGTGATTGATATGTGGGTAGGCCATCATCTTGCAAAAGGCAAAGACATACCTGTATTAAAAGTCAGCTACAAAACCCCCAACAAAATTATTAGTGAATTTATTTGTTTTGAACATACTGGTTACGCTAGGCAGAAAGCGGTTAACTGGTGGAACAATGTGATCTCTGGCGAAAGTTTGCGTCGTAGCCCTCCTCTTACAATCGACGAGGCTCTCTTTCGCCAAACCGAAATTAATAAACCTAAAGCAATCAAAGTCGACTTTACGGGAAAATACCCAAATATAGTCAACCATATTTATGATCGGTGAGCCTATAAGATTTTATCCTATGCGCAAGAAGACGGGCGGACTAGAGTTCGTTCCGTTTGACTATACGGAATTGAATTTAGAATTTAATGGAACAAGAGAAGAATACAAAGATATACTGGACTACTGGGAGATGATAAACAAACCACTTTATGATGAAACCAAGAGTTATGCAGACAATCTGCAAGCTATCTTTAACGATTTAAGATATTGGCCTAGACCAATGAAACACACATCTGTTATACAGATATTAATACTGGAGTATGAAAATGGAGATAACTGAATTAAAAGAATATCAATTTACAGAAAGGGGTGATGCTTTAATATTTAAAGACATACCCAACTCTGTCTATCACGCTGGTCCAGGACTAAGCAGTTCTAATGTCAGAGCGTTTGGCAGATCGCAACTACATGCTGTCGAGCACGTTCAAGAGACAACGCCAGCTATGAATTTTGGTACAGCTGCTCACGCTATGATTGTTGAAGGCGAGGAAGTATTCAACGAAGAAATAGCAGTTATTACTGGTTCTCCCTATACCAATGCTAATAAAGAATTAAAAGCTGAGTATGAGGAAAGAGGATTAACTGTTATCAAAGAGGCAGAGCTCAACGCTATTAAAGGTATGAAACAAAACCTTATTGATGAAGGCGTTATGTATATTGAGGCAGAGGGTAGATTAGCAGAGGCTAGTTTTTACTGGTATGAAGGCGAGATACTTTGTAAGTGTCGTCCGGACGTGCTATGTCCGCCAATTCAAAAGCCTCATGCAGAGAATGCTATTGTTGCGGTTGATTATAAAACTACGCAGAGCTGTCATCCTAAAGAGTTTGTTGGCTCTGTCAGAAAATATGGCTACGACATGCAAGCAGCCTGGTATCGTAGAGGCCTAGAGAAAGCTGGCTTTAAAGTCAAGGAGTTTGTATTTGTAGCGCAAGAAAAGGTGCATCCTTTTGCATCTAAAGTCTTTCGTATGCAAGAAGAACATATGAACAGAGGTTGGGAGATAATGGAACAATACTTAGAGGATTATAAAAATTATGAAAAAGGTGGTCATTTAAGTATCTATAACAGCCCCAATATAGTAGATTTAGAACTGTGATTGATTATAAGTTTAAAGAAGACGAAATATTAACAGCGATCAAAGACTATATAGACCAAACTTATACCCAACATTACGCTAACGGCAAGTACCAAGCTACTGACATGATTATTGATAGTGGTCATGGAGAAGGTTTTGCGGTTGGCAATATAATGAAGTACGCTATGAGGTTCGGCAAAAAGAACGGCAAAGAGAATGCCGATCTAATGAAAATCATTCACTATGCAATAATAGCTTTGTATGTTAATGGATATAAAAAGGATAATTAAAATGTTTGACAGATTCGATAAGTACCTCTGCTACTATGTATCAGAAAATGGAATGCGAGTAGCTTTGCTCAATGCGCCTGATGAGGATACTGCAAAATTTTTTGTCCAATTAAAGTCTATGGAAGAAGATGAAGTTTTTGTTCCAGCTGAAATCATAGATATCTGCAAGCATGACCCCAGTCATCATATCAGTTTAACCATTCATTAATTCATTCAGAAAAGGCTAGGTGAGTCCCACCTAGAGTGTGTAGAGGGGGAAAGGAAGGACTCTTTTTCGGCACCCTAGCGTACCAATTAACTACAAGCTAGGCTTAGCTGGCTTGCTTTCTTCGTTGACCCAAGATGGAGTTTCCTCAGATACTTGCGCAACTTTAGGTTTCTCCGTATGGTCAACTGCTTTAAACCCAGTAATATTATTCCTATCTGGATATTCTGGATTATCGCTTTTCTCAATACCAAAGGTTGAGATAACTTTTAGGCCTACTAACTCGCCTGCATTTGCTGGCGGATTTTTTTCTAGACCAAGAGCTTTCAATAGTTTTGAGAACTGCCTAGATGCAATCTCTCTAACCATTTCTTGTTTCTCCTGGTCGGAGTTAGTGTACCAAAGGTTAAAATTGTTTCTAGCAATCCAACCTTTGTATTTATCACCTGCGACAGTTACCTCAAGCTTGAGATAAGAATTGCCTGCTTGAGAAACAGTTTTCTCGCAAGTCTTAATCTCAGTTAAGTAATCGCCTTCGGGGATAAAGGTGTTATCGTTTTCGTTAGTATCGAAATCAAACTTGACATCTGCAAAATCGCTCATATTAGCCTCCTGTATTAAAACCAAGTTTATTAATAACATGCGTTAAGTTAGGCTCTTCAAAAGTGTCCAACTTACCGCTCCTATCTTTGGCGGTGTAATTCGCGCCAAGGGTTGTCTGTAACCAACGATTGGTTACTTTTTTACCTTCCTCGTTTTCTTCTTCAAAGACTCTTAATACAAGAACCTCATCAAAGAAGTAAGGAATTTGAACCGGTAGTTTTGCACCAACCATCATAGGCTGATAAGTAAACATACCAGTTTGCTCATCACGTATTTTGTCTTCTTTAGCGACAAAGATAACGTGAATTTTAAGATCCCTAAACCTACGCATAGTTTTGGTCATAATTTCTATAACCTCACCATATGCACGTCTTGGGTCTTTGCTTTTTTGCTTTTCTGATGCAAGCAAAATTTCGGACATTTCTGTCACGCTGTCTAGGCAAACGGTGTCGTAATCAAGTTGACCTGACTCAAGTAACTGAGCGATCTCCTCGATTTCGTGCGCCTCTTTAACCTCAATAGCGGTGACGTTATCTTTATCTTTAATAGATAAAAGACCGGCCTCCATACTGATGATTAAAGTTTTGCCAGGGGCAGTTGCGCAGGTAGTCGTTTTACCTGCTCCCGATGCACCGTAGATTAAAAGCTTTGCGCCTTGTTGTTCTACTAGTTCATTAGGACTTTTTATACGACTAAGAATATCAGACATATATCTTCTCCTTTTTTTTATAAAGGTATTTTAATTTAATTAATTTACAATTACAATATGTGGAAAGAATAATATGAACGGAATGTAGCATGAACGAAGTACACAAAGATCAATGGAAAGTTAACTATCTCTGGAGGTTAAAAACTTTAACCGATAGAGAGCTTAATACATATCTTTCCGAAAAGCTAGAACCTGAATATAAGGAGAGAGAGGTGCGAAGATATACCTTAAAAGAATATATTGAATTTGTAGGAACTGAGCCAGCAGCAGAATTATTTGACTGTTCGCCAGCAACTACTAAGTCCTGGAGATATGGTGCAAGACAGCCATCTATCAAACAGGCAAAAAAAATAATTAAAGCTAGTGGGGGTAAGCTTGATTTCGAGTCTATATACGGTCCATTAGAAGAAACGAGTGAAGATTAAGAGTGTTCAACCTAAATATTACAGCGCAAGATACTGCGTTGGATTTAGCGCTTGCGTATGCTGAATATGGTGTAAGTGTAGTACCACTACACCGCCATAATAAAGTTCCGCCAAAAGAACTTGGCGGTTGGCAACAGTTTCAAGAGCGACAGCCAACGACGGAAGAAATAACTAAATGGTTTAAAGGTAGAGATGATTTAGTTGTAGCTTTAGTATGCGGAAAGTTTATTGTCGTCGACGCAGATACTCCTGAAGCTGTTAATTGGGCTGACGCTAGTCTACCTACTACCCCATTCAAAGTCGCTACAGGTAAAGGCGTACACTATTACTACAACAATCCTGAAAACTTTACTACATATGTTGCAAGAAGAACCGCAACAACCGAACCTGAAAAATTAATAGATATAAGAGGTGTAGGTGGCCTTATTGTTGCACCACATAATATACATGCTACTGGTGCTATATATGAACCAATAACTATTCCTGAATGGGAACTAGATGAAGTAGAAGATCTGCCTGATTTTACTAGAGAACTTTGGGTAAAGATTACAGGCGCAGATAAAGTAAATGGCAAACCAATACAAACACCTTTGTCTTTAGATGGTGTAGTAGAAGGATCAAGAAATGATCAAGCGGCTAGACTTGCTGGCTATTTAATAGCAAAAGATTTAAACATAGACTTTGTACATTTCTTTGTTAACTCTTGGAATCAACAAAATAAACCACCTCTCCCTGATTCAGAAATACAAACTACTGTTAATAGTATTCAGAAAACTCACGAACGAAAAAACCAACAAGCACCAGCCTACATATCTAAGCAAAACAATATTCAAGAACCAATCGACTTATACAGTCCTCCTGGAATCATCAAGGATGTTTACGATTACTCAGAAAAGATAGCGCAGATATCTCAACCAGCTTTAAGTATGCAAGCAGCTTTGGCTCTTTGCTCTGTATCTCTTGGAAGAATGTATAAGACCAATATGAATAATTTTTCATCTTTGTTCTTTATGTGTATCGCAAAGTCAGGTCAGGGAAAAGAAAATGTAAAGACAGTTATAGAAGCTATCTTAGATCAAGCTGGCCATTCTGACTTAATGGCTGGTGATGGCTACACTTCTAGTGGTGCTATCTATTCTATTCTGAGACATAAACCAACACATATAACAGTTATGGATGAATTTGGTAAAAGGTTAGAAAGTATATCTAACTCAAGTAATTCTAATAAAGAAGATGCTATCCAAGTTCTTATGGAAACATGGGGAAGATGTCATGGTACTTTGCGACCTGACAATTATTCTATGATGACGTTAACGCAGAAACAACAACAAGAAGTGCTAGATAGATCAACTATCAAACCTGCAATAACGTTGGTCGGTATGAGCGTACCAAAGAATTTCTATGGTGCGCTCTCAACCGGTCGTATCGTAGATGGATTCTTAAATAGATTTATTGTTGCTGAATCTAACATCCCAAGAACTGTCGGTAAAATGAAACCGTTTGTTGAACCACCTAAGTCAACAACTGACTGGGTATCGCATGTTCGTCAAGTCAGAGATGAAATGGAGCAGATTGCTGTCAATAATGCTGAGATAGATTTCAAACAACGTATCGTATCTTTCTCAGATGAAAGTAACCATTTACTAGAAAAGCTTGCTTACGATTTAGTAGACCAACAAAACCGTTTAGAGAAAGATGGCTTAGAAGTATTGCTATCAAGAACAAGAGAGAAAGCTATGCGACTTGCTATGATTGCAGCGTTAGCAGATAACCGTAATGCCAAAGTTATACCAGTAGAAATGACTAAGTGGGCTATTGATTATGTTAATTATTACGATCAGCTATTAGTAGAAAGCTGTAGAGATAAAGTTGCTGGTTCTGAAATGGAAGGCAAGATTAAACAAATACTTAACTTTATTAGATCTCAAGGTGACTGGGGTATAAGTAAGCGTGATATTGATAGACGTGAAATATTCAGATCAATGAAGTCGTATGAAGTTAAAGAAATTATAGAAAGGCTTAAAAACGCTGGTGAGATCCAGGAGAAAGACTTGCGAGCCAAAGGAACAGGTCGACCAACAAAAAGAATTGTTGCGATTGATCCTGAATTTTTTGATGAAGATTGATAAGAGAGTTTTTAAAGAAAGTCTAGCAGATGTAGGAATAGGAATAATTATTGCTTTGCCTATTTCTTATATTGTTCTAAATATTTGTAAGTATTATGAGTGTAGTGTTTTTACTACCTCAATTATCCAAACAACCGTTTTTACAATCGTTGCTTTTTTAAGAAAGTATTTTGTAAGGGCCACATTTAAAAAAGGAGATATGTATGAATCCAAAACCTAAGATGGAAACGATTAACGATCAAAAGCGCGAAGAGCGCGTCGCTGGTTTTATAGAGGGGCTTTGGAATGTTCGTTGTAATAAATTACCAGTTAGTTATGGATTAGATTACTGGTGCGAATCTAAAGAAGTTTCTTTTTGGATGGAGGTAAAATGCAGAACTTTTAGTATAGAAAAGTATGACACTTTACTATTATCAGCATCTAAATTAAGAATGGGTGCGGCCTTATCTATGGCAACCAATCATCCGTTTGTAATCGTATATGCTATGACAGATAGCGTTTACAGCCATACTTGGCAAAGAGATAAAGTGTATGACGTTCGCTTTGGAACGATTAAAGAACCAATATATGAAGAGGACTCTGAGCCTTATATTCATTTTTCTAGAGATGAACTTGAATGTTTATCGCCACATCCTTTAGGTTTTGATAGAGAGGAGATGGGATTAGTTAAGAAGAAGAGTTAAAATATGCGCTATGGAAAACTTATGGGATTACAAAGGATTGTTTTGGGACGAAGTATCCAAAGATTTTTACACTTGGTCAGAGCTGAAAAAGCTTTGGAAAGAAAGAGGAGATGAGTCGTCAGAAAGCAGAGACGATTAAACTTTGCGTTTATAGCAAAGATATAATGACTAAAACTTTTGACGAACTTACTCAAGAAATATCAGAATCAATAAAAAATAAAAAATACTACTTTGAACTTAGTAGTAGGTACGTAGGAGAAGATACATGCCAATCAACAGCAGAAACAAAGGTGCTGCCTTTGAGCGAGAAATAGCCAAAACTTTAAATCAATTTTTTGAAGAGCAAGGGATAGACTTTGCTTGTAAAAGAAATCTAGATCAATATCAATCTAAAAATCTTTGCGATATCAATATTCCTTTTCACGCTGTCGAATGTAAGTTTTACAAAGAAGGCGATTGGTATCAGTCAGGCTGGTGGAATCAAGTATGCGAATCTGCTGGCAACAGAATCCCTGTTTTAATTTTTAAATACAATAGAAGAAGTACAAAGGTTTGTATTCCAGGCTACGCCTTAAATACTGAATGGGATAAAACCAATACAATAACTACGGTTATGACTTTAGAAGATTGGTTAGAAGTTCTCAGAAAGAACTGGAAAGAATACGAAAAAATGGATTTTGAAAGTTAGGCTATGTTAGAAAGTCTTTGTGCTATATCAATATTAGCTGGAGATGTTCCAAGTAAACTAGGACTCATTATTCCTGATGTTTGCGCTGGTAAAGCAGAAACTTCTGGCAAGTCTAGTTGTGCTGTTAATCTTTTTGGTGTAATCTGAGTTGCAGATGTACGAAGTTCTTTGTTTAATTGTTGTGTTATATCTCCTAGATTGAGATCTTCAGCTAGTTGAGATAATCCAGCTTCTGCGGCGCCTGCTGCTTCTCTGCTTCCCTCTACCACTTCCTGTCCTAACGTAACAGGTCCTGTAAGTCTTACAGCATCCTTAACAGCTTGATAAACAATATTTACGCTTTCTGGATCAGATTTAGCAAATCTTCTAACAACAGCAGGATTTCTCATTATCATTCCAAATATTCCAAGCTTAGCTAGTGTTGGCAACATTGCTATATTAAATGCGTTTATAGCAACTGCTCCAGCTATTAGAGTTCCTGCTCCACCTTTTTCTGCAGCTGTCATCACTCGCAAATCTCTTACCAAACTTCTTAAAGATTCTACAGTTTCTTTACCAAACATTTCTCTAAGAACGTCATCACCTTTTGAATTTAAAGCTCTTTCTAAAGCTTCTGGATTAAATACTTCATCAACTTTTGCTCCTGGCCCAGTAGTAAGCCTCATCAAATCACGCATACTTTCTTGTTGGATTCTTTCAAAGTTTCCTGTTCCTTTTAATATTTCTTTAGCTTGCGCAATATTTGCTGCTTGACCATTTTTAAATATAGTGTTGACAACTTCGTCTGGACTTGCGGAAGATATTCTTGTTAAGAATCTATCTGATTCAGCTCTAGCTGCTGCATTCTCCGCATCCGTAAATCTTTTTAAAGCTTGGGTAAACTCTTTAGAGTTTAAGTCATCTGCTATTTTCATCAATTTTTCTGCTTTAAATCCTGTATTTATTTTTAAGAAATCATCTATAGTGGATTTAAAGTTAGGAACATCTTTAAATATAACATCTGCTGTAGATCCTAGTTTATTAATCTCTCTTGCAAAAATTACTGGATTGACAGTACCGTCAATTATATCAATAGAATCTCTTGCAGCCTGTTTAATAATATTTTGTCTAAGCTCTTCTAGAACTAATTTTTTTTCTGCCTCTCCAGGCAAAGCATTTATTACTTTATTAATTAATTCTGGTCTGTCTTTTCTTACAACCCTAGAAAATATTTCATCTACGTCGAAAGCTCCTTTAGCTGCATTCTTCTGTATTTTTGCAACCATCACGTCGTTAAATGGTTCAACTGCAGCTTTGTAGCGTTTGTTGTATTCTTTTATCATTTGTGCAGCTTTAGATATATTTTTAGCTGCAGCCCCAACTTGTCTACCCTCGCCAACCTTGATCATACTAGTAACAAAATCTCCACCTTGAGCAAGATCGTCAAATATTTTATCAACTTCTTCAATCGCTCCTTTTAAAGCATTTCCTGTTTTACCAGCAAAAGGTCCTGTTGCTCTATCTACTGTCAATAAAGCTCCTCGTAAGTTATTTAAAGCCTCAATTGATATACCGCCTGCTTCAGTATCTTTAATAACATCTTTTATTATTTTTATTGGCGAAGCGGCCACTTCATCAGCTAAAGTTTTCTCAATAGTTGGATATTTTTTAACCAAGTTATCTAAATACTTATCTAGTCCTTTAAGCTTTATTCCTATTTGACCGTAAACAGCATCTAGTCCTTTTGATCTTAAAAATCTATCTATTGCTTCTTCTTCTTTTTTAAAAGGTTTAATAACGCTTCTTTCGTACGCATCTTTAAGTTGCTCTCTAATTACCCTTCCAAGTTCTACTTTGTCTGGGCTTCCGGAAAAAGCTCCTTCATCTATTGCTTTAATAGAATTTTTAATAACTTCATTTAATTCTTTTCCAGATGCTTCGGCATTTTTTCGAAGAGCAAGCAAATAGTCGTCAACATCTTTTATAGTATCTCTTCCAGCTGCTACAGCAGAGTCGAATGTTTCTATTGTTAAATCTTTAGCGTCTAATTTTTCTAAAAATCTTTGAAGCCTTTCGTTGCCGTATTGAATTAATCGTCTATCTCTTTCTTTCCTACCAAAGACAGTTTCTGCTGCTGCCTGAAAACGTCCTGGTATTTCTCTACCTAAAGCTCTTTGAGATACCGCAGCTGGAGTAAAAGATTGAATAATACCTTTTGCTTGCGCCTCTTTAACATCTTTAAACGTTGGAGTTCTTCCCAAACTTTTTGCTAAAGTTATCAATTCTTCTGGATCAGCGCCTTGGGCAATAGCTCTAGATATGTCTATATCTATAATAGGAGCTTTTTTGCCTAACATAGCGTGTAGAGCAGCGCCTCCGCCCTCAAACAATCCTTGGGATACCCCACCTATCAAAGCTTCAAATGCTAAATCTTCTGCAACCTCTCCAGCCGATTGTTGTTGTAAACCCAAAGCAAGCTCTCCTGCTTCTTCTACGCCTTTACCGCCTGCAGTACCAAGAGCTGACGCAGCAGTTCTAGCAATACGATCGTTTTTAAAAAAGTTTTTTAATAATTTTAAAGCCCTTCCGTGCGGAGACAGAGCAGCTACAGCACCTGCAATAGGTCCAACTACTCCGGCTAAATCAGCAAAGTCTCCGGAAGAAAAACCAGACTCGTCAATAATTACATTTTTATTTGATGTTGGACTGATGCCAAGTCTTTTTAGACCAGCTGGTGTTAAAGCTAAATTACCAGCAGAATCTCTAGTAAAACCTTTAGTTCCAACTTTTCTTTGTAAAACCAATTCTTTTTCTTCTAAGGTCTCAGCCATGTCAAGTTGAGATCTAAGAATAGGGGCGTTTACTCCTGTTGTATAATCAAAATAATTTCCGTCAAAATCCTGAGAAACCGTTTCGTTTGCAAGATATCTTTTAACAGCAGCGATTGCCTCTGCTTCTTTGCCAGGGTCTCCCTCGACTTCTATTATTCTTCCGTCGGGTGTTACTATTTCGTAAATCATTTTATATGGTAAGTCTTACTCTTGATACAGGTGCTTCAGGAGTAGTCATTTGTAATTGTCTTACATCTCTTCCTAGTAAAGCCAAGTTCCTTGCTTTTCCAAATGCTTTTTCTTCATTTTGTTTTTGTTTCTTTAACTGATCTTCAAGAAGTAATTCTAATTTAGTAGCAATGGCTTTTGGATCTTGAGAAAGTATTTTAGTATCTTGTAATTGACCAACAATTTGATCAACTATTTGTCTATCAAGGTTTGATATAGTTCTTCCTGACTCGCCAAGAAGCTCTCTAATCTCTCTGTTTTTCATTATTTCTAAAACAGTTTTTACATACTCTCTTGGATTTTCTGATTTTAACGAAGCTTGAATATTTTTTGCATTAGCAGCAAGCGATGGATCTCCTGCAACAAAAGCCATAATCTTTTTAAAGTTAGAACTTATTATATTACCAACCCCAAAAATGCTTTGGCCTTTAGTTTTTAAAGTTCTTAAAATATCTTGCAATTGAGATATATTTCTTTTATTACCTAAAGCAGCTTGATAATTTTCCAAATATTCTCCCTCAAGCTTGTCTATTGCAGTTATATCGCTTACATCAACACCGCCAGCTTTGGCTTCAGCTAATCTCATTTCGGCCTCTCTTTCTCCCTCAAGAACTTGTTCTGCAGCTTTTTCTTCAGCAGCTGCAGCAGCTCCTTTTGCTATTCCTGTAAATCTGCCAGTTTCAACAAGGCTTACTCCTATATTTCTAAGAAGTCTATTCATGTCTTTATCGCGCATATAACGATCTTGAAAATCTATAATTGATTGTTCTATAGCTTCTGCATTAGCTGCCTCTCTCTCAGCATCAGCCATAGCTTCTGCTATTTTATTTTGATCTGCTCCTAATACAGCATCTATTTCCTCATCAGAAATAATGTTTTGTCCTAAAGGAGCCGGAGCTTTTTTATCTTCTGTTTCTGTTTTTTTAGTTTTTGATAAATCATCTAAAGCTTTTTGTAAAACTTCTTCCTCAGTAGTTTTCATAGCGCCCAGTCCTAAGAACGCACCTCCGGCTGCAGTTGCTGGAATTACTCCTGGTTTTGGAGCAACCTTATAAGAACTAAATTTAGTTGGATCTAAAGCTTGAAATCCTTTCTTCCCTGGTTGAGCAACGCCTGGAAGCTTTGTCATAGTTATTGGCGATAATCTAGATTGACCTAATTTTACTGCAGCTGGTCCAAGCTTTGATCCTAAAAATCCAATTGCTTTACCTGCAGGTGGTAAAGTGGCAAGTCCTAAAGCAGCAGTTTGCAAAGCCCCGAGAGATTTATTTTTTGATTGAACTTGGTAAGCTTCTGCTGGATCTCCTGTTGGAGAAAGAGCGGTATTAATTAATTCTTCAGATACAACTTCCCCTCTAGGATTTCTTAGAGTGTAAACAAAATCTCCTCCAGAAGTTTGTTCTATAGAAGGAGAAAGTTGGTAGTATTCAAATTCTGGTCCTGAAACTCCGGAGAGAAAATCATCTGCCTCTCCACCTTTTTGAAACATTTTGCGACCAAATATATTCATTACTTTACTCCACCGGGGGTATAGTATGATCCAAATCCTGGAATAGAATATGGGCTTGTTCCTGCAGCCGGAAGACTAGATGGAATATTAACTTGGTAAGGATTAGAAGGCCCAACAGTTCCAGCAAATGGACCGCCCGCTAATACTTGTTCAGTTGTATATTGTTGATTGCCTGGTTGATATAAAGAAGACTGAGGATTGTATATTGCTGGATTAAAGTAAGCTCCTCCAGTATTTGTTAAGCCTTGACTTTGCATATAACCCTGGTAAGCAGATCCAGTAGGAGCTGGTTGATCTGGTCCTTGAGATGTTGTAGGCGGCTGATACTGAATTGGTTGTTTCATAGCGCTATACGCGGTTAAAAATCCTCCTAGTCCTTCTGCTAAAGGATCTCTAGGCATTCCATATGTTTTTGATACTTGAGTTCTTCCTGCTTGATATTGAGGTGCAAATCCTTGAACAAATTGAGTTGCTAATAAAGGAGCTTGTCTTTGCTCTAGTTGTTGAGCGTATTGTCTTGCAAGTCTTTGTTCTTCAATTGCTCTTTCAGTTCCGCCAAGTCTTTCAAGTTCTGCTATATCGGCAGCTCTTAGCTGTTGTCCCATTTGACCTAAACCAGCAATGTCTGCCCCATATAATCTTTGAGCTGCGGCAATATCTCCTCCAAATCCAGCCTCAAGTTGAGCTGCGGCTCTTGCGCCAGCTCTTTGTCTTTCTAGTTCTTGTAAAGATCTTTCTTGAGCAGTTTGGAAACCACCTGATCTCAATCTTCCAAGAACTTCTCCCAGCCCTCTACCAAAAGCTCTTTGTCTTTCTTCAGCGCCAAGTCTTGCTCTAGAGCCAAAAGCTGATTCTCCACCTCTAGAAATATCTGCTGCTCTTTGTTGTATGTCTTGTTGAGCTGCGGCTTGCAGGGCATCTTCAATAGTTTGTTGAACTACTTGTTGCTCGAATGGATCGTAATACATTCCAGCCATTCTTGGATCGTATTGCTGCATTGACAAACCTAAATATTGTCTAGCGGATGGTCCTCCAAATCCTAAGCTTGATTGCAAAGCACCCAAACCTCCGCCATAGGCTTGCTCAGCTCTGCTTAAAAATGGTTGAAAAGATCCTATTCCTGCTCTTGCTATTTGTCTTGCTCTTATTTCATCTGGAGTAAGACCAGCGGTTCTTTGTAAAATAGCTGGTTGATCTAAATAAGCTTTTTGCGCCGCTTGAGTAGCTTGCGCTATTAATCCTGGGGTATCAGGAGATCCAAAATAAAGCTCTCTTAAATTAGGATCTGATAAAACTTCAACTCTATCTACACCAGCTAATATTGGATTGATTTGTTCTGCCATTAAATTGCCTCAAACATATTCATTAATTCGCGCATATTCTTTACGCCTTCTGCTCTAGATGATTTGCCACCACCTATAAGCTCAATCCCTTTAGGAGTTTTTTTGGTTGTAAAAGATCCTGCGCCTCTAACAGCTTTTGCAGTCATTACAAATTCCCCATCACTTAACATTGCTGGAATATCGTCTGAAGTTCCAGTCCCTGGTCCAGATGACTCGCCGCCATCGCGCATGTCTAATTCTTCCACCATCGCTAGACCACCTTGATTAAAATGTTTTCTGACCTCTCCGCCTTTAGCAAATTGTAAAGCTACTGGAGCTGGTCCTAAACCAAACTCTTCTCTAGTTCCGCCAGTACCTAAAGCTTTTGATAATTGGTATCTTCCTAAAGGATCCATCGTTACAAGAGGAGTTTCTGCTAAACCTCCCTCTTCTTTTTTAGCAGCCATATATGCTGCCAATCCTGTTAAAGCAGGTATTGCAAAATTACCACCCATACCTCCAAATAATCCGCCAATACCAGGTCCTCCTGTTTGTTGACCTGCGCCTCCAGCAAAAATGTTTTGAGCCCCACCTATCAATCCTCTGCCTGTCGTTTGTCCGGATGCTCTTGCTTGAGCAACTAATTGGTTAAAAGTACCATTTGCTTTTGCTTGATCTATTTGAGCTTGACTATATCCAGCAGCTAATAATTCTTGCGTTCTAGTTTGACCGGTATCTCCAGTTAACATTTTTGCAAAGTCTTCAATTCTTCCTAGTTGAGATTGTCCGTAGCCAGTAGCTTCTTCATATGGGGTTTGAGGTCCAACCAAGCTACCAATCCCTTGGCTTACTTTTTGTAATCCGCCTCCAAGTCTAGATAGTCCACCTGCTCCTGGTAAGTTAAGAGTAGCTCCAGCTTGAATTAAATTTGGGTTAGTTATTTGAGGATTAGCTTTTAATAATTCTGCAACGGTTGTTCCTTCTTTTGCAGCAATACTTGATAAAGTATCTCCAGATTGAACGGTAGTTTGACCTCCGCCGCCTCCAAATAATCCAGTTACAGACCCTAGAGGATCTTTTACAAATGATCCAATACCTGACTTTAACGCTCCAGGAATACTTTTTAAAGTTGCTCCTAAGCCTCCGCCAGCTTTGATTGCATCTAAACTTTCGCCTATTCCTGGTCCAACTCTGAGCGGTCCAGCAACAGTTAATAAAGCAGCAGGATTAGCTCTGCCCTTTGCTACGTCATATACAGTACTTGCTTTTGATATTAAAGCAGCAGGTGCTTGCCAAGGACCAGGTACAAATTGCGCTACTTGCGCTACTGGCTTAACAACTTTTTTAACCACTTTTTTAACTTTCTTGACTAACTTAGATAAAAATCCAAATTCAGGTAAACCAGTAATTGGATTTAAATCCATATCGCCATTTCCAACTACAAATTGATTTGGATCAATTCCATACTTGGAAATAGAGTTACGAATGTAAGTGTTTAAAAGAGGATCATCTTTAAGAACTTGAGCGGGTACAACTAATTCATCTGGCGCAACGTGCGCAAGAAACGTATCTTCGTTTCTTCCCATACCAGCAATACCTTGTAAGTCTTGTCTTTGTTGTTCGTTTAGCATATTAATATAACCTATATGTTAGCATTTTTAAGGCGTTGATACAGTAACTGAGCCTAATCCAGTTGTAGCAGAAAGTCCTGTCAGATAAGTGCGATGACTGGTTAAATCAATAAACTCAGTACCGTCAAAAACCTGCAACACTTCTGTAGTAGTATTGAAGATTAGCGCACCTCTATTAAAACTAAGAGAGTCACGTTCAGTAGTCGATAATTGCAAAGTATTATCAGGATCTACTGCCCCTAAGTTTATCTCTAAAATACGTACAAGTCTATTAAAAAGCTCAGCAGAAACGGTTTCTCCTTGAGCTAGCGGCAGTCTAGTTGGCAGTAATTTAGCCATTATCTTCTACCGTCTTGTCGGATATCTATTCTTGTAGCTCCTAGTCTCCAGCCTATTCCTAAGTTTCCATCATTTGCCGCGTCATCATCCGATTCAAAACGCAAGGCTGCTTGACGGCCGCGAGCTCTAATATTTACTTGACCTGTATTATCTTGTATTGCGCTTGTAGAAGCTGTAGATAAAGAGTTGCCTGGATAATCTCTAGTTTGTAAAACTATATTAATAGAGCCGTTATTGCTGTTTTGTAAGAATTTAAAATCAGGTATTAGTCGTCTAATAAATTGGAAACTTTCTCCATCTCCTATATCAAAGTCAGAGCTTTGAATATAAACATTCTCCATAGGCGAACCATCAGCGTCAAAACCAAATTCTTGTTGATATAGATAATTATCGGTTGTAGCTCTAGGATAAGGCTCTACACCAGTATCTAGCCAAGCTGTTCTATTTAATTGGCCATATGACCAAGCGTCTTCTGCGTAGTTATACAGTACATATCTATCAATATCGTCACTTCCTGAAGAACAATAGAACCAGCCTACTTCTGTTTTATCGTTGATAGTAAACGCATGTATTTTATAAGCTTGATTTAGATTTATATCGCTGAATACGTAATTTTGAACTTTACATCTTAAAGTCTGTACAGAGCCGTTATAGACGTAAAAGTTATTTTCGCTCATCCAAAACGTACCGTTAGGAGCGGTTACACATGCTTTTGGTCCAACAAGACCAATACCTTCGTTGATTAAATTAAGAGCAAAAGTATAAGGAGGTCCTACAAACTGCATACTGTATAAAGAAGTATCAGTCCAAATAAGTATTTCTTGTCTTGCTTTGCACGCTCCAATTATTTGCGATCCTGAAGAAAGTCTTACTTCTCCAGCAGTATTGGTAATTAAAGATTCAAATTCTAATTCGTTTTCTTGATCAGAAAATGCAACCAACATCGGATCAATAGTACCAGTTCTTGCTCCGCCTGATATTGGATCAGCACCCAAGACTATTAAGTGTCTATCCGTTTCTGAGGTTATTACTTGCAATCCAACTGTTGGAACTAGATTAGCTCCTGATCGTCCAGATAACTCTACTGCTCTTGTGCTCGTACCGTTGTTCTCGATCCATTCGTAGATACCGCCCCCTCTAACATTCATTATTAAGTTTTCGCCAAAGTTATCATGTGACCAAAGCCTTAATTGGTTAGAAGCTGAAAGCGAAGTAGAAGAGCCCCACGCTCCAGCACCCCAAGCACCTACGCCATATCCAGTAGATGCTACATATACATCTAAACCTGTATTGATTTGATAAGCACCTACAGTTGAAGAGCCGCCGTTTCCAGTATCAGAACCATCTGCCAATACTGTATTCCCATCTGTATCTTTAGCTTCTACGGTATAACTATCGTCATCTATAACAGTTGCTATTTGATATTCTTGATTAAGAACTGTATCGGTAATATTACCGCCTAAAGATGTTGCTCCTGAAAATGTAACAAAATCGTTTTGAACTGCTCCGTGAGCAGTATCTGAGACAGTTAGTGTCGCATCTCCGTTTACAGCAGCAAAGGTTACATCTCCTGCTGCGGTTGTTGATCGTATTGGGGTTATGTCGTCGTAATCAGAACCTTCTTGAATATAATATTTTAAATTAGTTCCTAAACCTAAGTATTTAGTACCTTCTAAAGAAATCCAAGCATGTAGAGCTCGGCATGTTCCTAAAAAGGTTTGAGATATTAATTTAGTCCAACCGCCAAACTTTTCAGGTCTGCCTTTTCTAAAACGTACTAAATTGCCGTCAAACCAACCACCCTCGTTATCGTAGTCAGTTCCTTCTCTATTTATGCCTGGTCTAAATACTGCTTTCTGTAATGCCATCCAAAGGTTCCAATTCTGGTATTTTGTTAAATATTAATAAAGTTTTAATTAAAGACTCTTTAGAGTCAATCTTTTTTAAATTGTCTATAGTCTTGGCGACAGAATTTTCAACTTCGCTAAAAGGTAAGAAGAAAACCTTATCGAGTGGCAAGGCAACTAAGCAGAAAATATCTACTTGCCCGCTACCATATCTTAGCATTTTATTCTTTCTTTTGTTATCTGCGTTAGAACGAAAGTCCCAACGGTAATAATTTTTACCGTCTTTTTTATAAAGACTATTGGTTGTTTTAACTTGAATACGGTATAACTGACCTTGATGATCAAGAATAAGATCGGATTTATGGCCTTCAGGAGCCAGAATTACAGAGTCGCAATATCTCAACAAATATGATGCTGCTAAATATTCTCCAGCAAGAGCTACTCTTGCAGAGATATGCGACATGTAGCCTCCTACAATTTATTAGATACAAAAACCGCAATTAATCCTGCTAAGATAATTACAGCTAATAAATAATCTTTAAAAGAGTATTTTTTTTCGTATGCTTCGTTAATAAATGGTGTTTTTGGATCATCAGCAACAAAGTGTCCTTTGGCTGTTCTTGCTCTTTTTCTAACCACTTTTTTTACAGGTTTTTTTACTGCTTGTTTTTTTTCTGCCATTTTTCTCTCCTAGTTATTTCGTTCTTTATTTTTTGTTTTACTTTCGGCCCAATATTGAACATTTCCAGTAACTTCTTTAATTCAGCAAGATCAGCCATTTTCATATACGAATGTTCTGTTTTCATCTTACCAGTTTTTTTATCTTTTACCGTATGGCTTTTGTTAAGCTTGATAGGCATGTTAAACAAGTCGCCAGTCTTTTGCTTCAAAAAGCAAAGCTTCAGCCTCTCTTCTTCTTACTAATCCAGCTAATACTTCGCCGTTAGCCTTGTTCCATCTTTTAATTTGATTAGGAACTTCTTCGTATTCGCTATTATTTAATTTTTTTAATAAAGTTGATTTCTTTAAATTAACTGGGCCTAAGTTATAAGTCCAAGAAACCAACGAATCAAATTGTTGTTGATTTAAAGGTACATGCACATAATCTTTTACATATTGCTCGTATTCTTCTTCTAACTCTCGTTGTAACATAAAGTCAGCTTTATCTTGGCTCCACTTGTCGCCTTCTTCTACGCCTTTAGTATGACCGTAACCAATAGTCCAAACACCAGCAGGACACTTGTAAGCTTCAAGCTCACATCCTTCAAAGTGTTTTATTAACTCCAAACCTTCGTCTGAGATATGCATGTTTACTCCTTATCAGGGGTGTTGGATGCTCCAAAATAGAATGATATGACAGCACTTGCTAAACCGCCAAGATAGCCTAGTACCAAGTTGATAAGAGCCTCAGAATTTTGTTCGGGAGGTTGAATGGTGACTAAAAATATATAGCCAAGAAATCCACCCAAAGTTGCGATCCCCATAATTCTAGCAGTCCAGTCTTTGCTAAAGTTTTTTCTTGCATCTTGCTTGTCTTTAACTTCAAGCTCAAAGACATCTACTTCAAGTTCTTTCATTTGTAACTCAAAGTCTTTTTCTGCTTTTTTAAGCTCAAGCATTTGAGCTGGGGTTGCTTGTTGAATGCCTTGTTCTATAGCTTTTGGAGTATTAGGAACACCTAAAACATCTGCTATAACAGATCCTGCCATTCCGCCAAGTGGACCAGCTAAAGCAGATCCTAAAGTGGGAGCAACGCTGCCAACAACATTTTTCAGTTTACCTGATAATAAATTTTTAAAAGCCATAATTTATACCATCAAAGCCCAAGATAATAGAGCTATTATTATAGCTCCAGCAAAACTTATTATTCCAAAAGTAGCTATCCTTATAGTTTTATTAATACTAGATATTTCTTCTTTGATTTCGCCAGTTTCTTTAAATATGGTTTTCCAACGCTCTTCGCATTTGACCTCATGTGCGTGAAGGTTAGCTGCTACTTCTGCTGTTGTTGCTTTTGCCATATTAGTTTGCTAATGGGTTTTTATCTTTTTCTAATTTATCTTCTAAATTTTTAATTTGTTTTTCTAGGCTTTCTTTAGAGTTCATATGTTGCTCTTTTAGTAAAGCCCAATCCTTGTTGTTCTGAGTTACATTATCCTCAAGAACTTTAATTAGTTCAAGTTTTTGTAATTTCTCATTTATTACCAATAACTCAGCTTGAATAGCGTTTATATCTTCTTCGTAAGATACTGCGGTTTGCGATTCCAAGGCTTCTAGTCTTTGCACATACCCAGCACCAGCGTAACCTACGCCAGCAATGGTGGCTAATAAAGTTCCAAGAGCTACTAACTGAGCTAATTTTGATTCTAAGAAGTTCATAAATTTACCTGCGATTGTAAGATGGTTTGCATCTTATTTATATTTGTATTGGCTAAATTGTAATATGCGTTAGTATTATCATCAATCCTTGCATCTGTATAAATAATTTTGCTTTCATACCAAAGATTTTGGTCTGGTATAGAAACATCTTTATAACGGTTAAAACCTGGCACATATCCAAGATAAGCGACAAAAGCTGTTTGATCTGCATACTCACCAGATTCTTGTTGCTCTTCTTCCATTTCTTCTTGTTCTTGTTTTAGATTATTGGCTAATATCTGATCAGCTATCTTATCTGCCTCAGATGATGTCATTACATTAGAGGTAGCGGTTAATATTTGATCTTGCATGTCGTTAATTTGCACATCAGACATAACCGCATTATCTAAAGTAAAAAGTGGCGTGATAGTTATAGAGTTATCTCCTATAGAATCACTTAACTGTAATACCGTATTGTTTTGCATATTAGCTGACATTATCTGATCAGATATAGAGGGAGAAGATGTCGTACTAATACCTGCGGCCTGAGCATCGTTACCAATATTATTTTGTTTGGTATAACTCTCGTTAGCAGTTTGTAAGGTTTGAGCTACAACTTTCAAAGCACTAGCAATACTATTACCTTTGGGTGTTTCTTCAAAAGTTTCTATAACTTCTTCAATAAACTCTTCTTCAATAATTTCTTCAAAATTCTCTTCTACGATTAATTCTTCTACAAATTCTTCTTCAATAATTTCTTCTATAGGTTCTTCTTCAATAAATTCTTCTATTTCTTCGATTATTTCAGTTGTTGTAAAAATTTCTAAAAGTTCCTCTGCGTCAAAAACATTTATTGGAACTGTTTGAGTTACAGGTTCATACGTATCTAATACATCTATTATTGGATCTATAAAAATATCTTCTTGGTAAGTTTCATTAAAATCAAACTGTTCAAATTGCTCTTCTTCTACAGGATCGGTATAAAGAATCACTTCATCTTCTGTAATTTGAAATGTTTCGTATTCCATAGGTGCGGTTTGTATAGCCATAATTCCAATAACTTCTGGTATATACCCTGAACAAGTTGGGCTATATTGTGGATCTTTTTCACATTCATAATCACGATAGGCTTGTTCGTAACCACTGCATTCGGTTGAATATAAAGCATCAATACTACATTGTTGATCCTGATAGGCTTGGTCATACCCACTACAGCTAGTTGAATACAGAGCATCTAGATTACATTGTTGAGCTAAGTAAGCCTCTTCATAACCATCGCAACTAGAATCATTAAGAGGATCGCTGCAATCAAGACCGTCTCCTTCTCCGTACAAAGAACCGCCAGCTTCTAGATTGGTATTTTTATCTGAAGCATTCCAATCATAACTATAACAATTAGTACCGTTAGTTGAGCCTGTATTGCATTCATCGTGAAAATAATAAGTATAGGTTTGGCTAGAGTTTCCTTGCTCACCAATAAGAACATCGTGATTAATGATATCTAAATCACCGTATCTAATATCGTAAGTATTATTGTTCCAAAGTATTACCTCAAAACTATTATAAGAACCTTGGCGATAATACTCTTGCATCTTGTACCAACCAAAAACAATCTTGTCGTTAAAGTTTTTAGCAGCCATTTTTGCATTCGCATCTACCGCTATAAGATCAGTCCAAAACGGATATATGGTGTAATTAAATTGAGCTAATGGATCAGGTGTGTAGTCATTGCACCCGGTCCCACTTGAACCAAAATGTAAGCAGCCGTTGGTAGCCATTCTTGCAGTAGAGAAAGTTTGTTCGTAAAAGGTAAAATCAAAACCTAGATTAAATGCGGAAGATATAGAATCATCGCCTGATGTTAGCCAAGTGACATCGGTTTGATTGGTTAAATCTACAAGAGATTGATTAGATTCGTATATGTATTGAGGAAAAGCTTGTAAACAAAAAAGGGCTATTCCCCATAAAACTCTTTTTCGCATTGTTTATTCGTTTTAGTTTTGCGTGTGTAAAGAACTTTTACCGCTCCTACA